CAATGAGGCAACAGCTATCAGGTCTAAAGGCTAGGCATGATAATGGCGCAACATATGAACCACTATTTTGAGGGGTAAGACAATGGGTATCAAAAAGAAAATAACAGTTCGTCACGTGTTTGAACGTGATTACGAGATAGAATTTAAAGATGGTGAAGATGACTATGGTAGTCACTTTTGTATGGCTGATTGTATGGTATGTAGTGGTGCCGATATGCACGATGTATTGACGCATGATTTCATCTTTGATAATCCTGTCAGTGGTTGGAGAACAGCCAAAGGAATGAACCTTTTTGATACTAGTTTATATAATGTATCTCAAAGCATGACACATATAACTTCAAATGGGACAAGCATTGACGCATGGTTATTAGAAGGTGAAAAAGATTATGAATGGAAATTTCCAGAAGATGATGAAGAAGAAGATGAAGTAAGTATAGATACCATTATGCAAAACATAAGACAAAAAAGGCTAAAAGAAAAAGTGGAACAAGACAATGGATAAACAACTACACCTATATTTTACAGACGATGACGGCAGAAACTATATGTTATCACTAGCCTACACAGATGGTGAACATTCAATCACACTACTAGAACGAGTACCATCTAGAGGTGGAGGATTTGTAAGCATAGGGCATAGCATTTTTACCAATGATCTAGATGAATACTTTGAGATTGTGCATGATGCACTAGAACACTGCGAGTTTTCTATCTTTCTCAATCAATATACAGTTGATCTAGATGACATGGTAGACAATGACAACAAGCCTATGCTAAAACTAGTAGACGATGACTGGCCTCAGGATAGGGCAGATGACTAGCTGTAATACATTACTGTGTGTTTACAATCAGTTACAAGCAGTAGAACTTGAAGACTATTTTGTGGGTTGTGTTTTGTTGCTGTACATGGTAGGACTAGTAGTAAGTTTAATCGTAGCAGTGAAGGGGTAATGTATAATGGATGATACTTTACAGAAGTTCAAAGAGGACATGGAAAACTATGAGGATGCGTTAACAAAGAAACATATATATTGTGGTGAGTTGTTTGCATTATCTGAGCTAGTAGATGAGCTAGAAAAGAAGAAAGAAACTGCACGATCAATGGCTGATTATTGGACTACTAAGGCAGTAAAGTATGCAAAGGAGTTAGGTAATGGTATGGGGTGATCCAGATATGAAGTTGACTGATGTAGTAACAAGTGAAGACTTTAAGTTGATGGCTGAGTATGACATGAACATAATCAATGATGAGGAAGACAGGTTAATATTCCTAGCTGGTATATATCGTAGGGCTGGTGTGCAGAAAAGTAATTACCCTGAGCATTTGTTTGAGACATGAAGATAACACCAGTACATAAAGCAATCATGCAATCAAGACGGAGACAGAGCAATGACCGATCATATGAAAGAGTATCACAAGAGAGAAGCAGCACGAAAGAAAGCAAAGAAGGACTTGCTAAAGGCACTCAATGCAGACCAGCAGCAAGCACTGGCAGACATGAATGAGATTGTTGGTGATGTATTACAAACCTTAACTGAGTGTCAGGATGTGTGGTTATCTCAGGTAGGTAAGCTAGAGACTGCTTACTATCGGGTAAACAATCTAGTGTGGAGTAAGGATGATGCCTAGATACAGAGTAGCTATATGCCATGAGGAGTCTATAGTTATTGATATAGATGCAGAAGATGCGGGTCAAGCAGAAGAACTAGCCTATGATCTAGCAGATGAGTATGGTACTGATGTACCATCACAATACCAACCTGAAACAGTACACAGAGAGTTCTTTACACAGGATGCAATGGAGATTGATGATGCGTGATGCACAGATGAACGCTTGGAGAAACTGGGCTAACAGACGTAACACATATGATGATGCCTATGTCATGGGATATCACAACGGCTATCACGCTGTGAAGTACGACAACCAGTATGATCCAGAAGAACATAGTAAGTATCACATCAAGTTTAAGATGGGGTATACAGAGGGGAAGTTACTGCGTGTTAAAGAGGAGGCAGGGTTATGAGCATGGGATTTAAGAAGTGTCCATACTGTAATAACTGTGAGGCTGAAGCCTTGTACGCAGTAGATGGGAAGGTTGAGTGGTTCTGCATTAACTGTCTAGCTGAATGGACAGAGGAACCAGTAGGAGAAGTAACCACAGCACAGCAAGGGTGGATGATGAGAAACTATGGTGAAGAATAGTGGAAGCTTTTGTATGGCTGATGCTACTAGCTATCCTTGTTTCAGGAGTGGTAGCATACTGTACTGACAATGAGACTTTCATTGGCTTGCAGTTCCTAGCAATGATGATGATGATACTAGGTGTTCCACTCTTAGCACTACTAGTATAATACTATAGGTAACAGGGGGGTCTTCTCTTGAGGTACAGTTTAGAAAATCAATTGCAACTTGAACAAGAAATGTTGACTGCTGGTATCAGTAGATTTCGTAAGGAGAAAGACAACGCTATAGCTAAGGGCAGGGAGTCAGCAACCCTACATGGCAGGGCAATGATTGCTACTGTGGTATCTGCTACTACTAATGGCGTAAAGAAACTACAGGACACACCAACAAGCAACAGAGACATAGCCTACAAGAAGCTACAGGGTATGCCACCTGAGAAGCTAGCCTATCTAACACTGGTGTCTATGGTTGATGGTATCAGTAAGTCTAATACACTGATCAATGTAGCCAAGGACGTTGGGTCTAACATTGAGATGCAAGACAGACTAGAGAGATGGATAGCTGCTGAGGGTAGTATCGCAAGGAACACAATCAAGAAGGCTAACGAGAAGGGCATCACTGCCAGACGCTTTGGTCTGACCAACAAGATGAACAAGGATGGATACAAGTATCTAGCTTGGGGTAAGGAAGAACGTATACACGTAGGGCTACGCTTGATTGACGTAGTAATACAGAACACAGGGGTAGTTAAGTTAGAGAAGCTGACCACCTCAAGGCACAAGACTACTACATTCCTACGTGCTACACCTCTGACTGAGGAGTGGATCAAGGCTTTCAATGAACACAATGAGACTTTGCGTCCACGCTGGACACCCTGCATCATACCACCCAAGGATTGGACAGGCGTGTATGGTGGTGGGTATCACGCAGAGTTCTTAAATGACCTACCAATAATTAGAAGGAGATGAGTTATGAAGGAACACATGACCAAGCTGAAACAGCGAGACTTATCTCAGGAGTTTGACTGCCTTAACACACTGCAGCACACACCATGGCAAATCAATAGGCCATTGCTGGCGATTACACGCTCACTGTGGGACAGTGGACAGGAGTGGGGTGGGTTACCAGCCAGAGAGGACAGACCACTGCCTAGCTACCCCTTTAACAAGGAACCAGCAGCTATGGATGAGGCTGAGAAGCAGGAGTTTAGGAATTGGTCAAAGAAACGAGGCGAGATATACACCTTCAACAACAGGACAGTGAGTAAACGTATTCAAGTTGAGCGTACACTACAGATTGCTGAACAGTACACTACCTACGATGAGTTCTACTATGTATGGCAGAATGATTTTAGGTCACGCAAGTATGCTAGTAGTACCTTCATGTCACCACAGTCTGCTGATTGGAGCAAGGCTCTGTTACTATTCAAGACAGGCAAGCCCATCAACAATTGGGATGACGCACGTTGGCTTTGTATCCATGGTGCTAACCTGTATGGTAACGACAAGGTAACACTAGACCAACGCGAGTCGTGGGCATGGGATAATGCAGATGAGATCAAGCGTGTAGCTGACAACCCATATGATAATGTGTGGTGGCTGGATGCTGACAAGCCCTTCCAATTCTTAGGCTGGTGTCTTGAGTTCAGTGGTCTAGTAAAGCAGGGCTGGGGTTTCATGTCTCACCTACCTACGTCTGCCGATGGTAGCTGCAATGGACTGCAACATCTATCAGCTATCCTTAGGGATGAGCGTGGGGGTAGAGCTACTAACCTGATACCTGCGACCCTGCCTCAAGATATCTACACTGAGGTAGCTGAAGAAGCAATGAAGGCAGTAGTAAAAGATGCAGAACAGGGCGAAATTTTAGCAAAAAAATTTATAGAGTTTGGTATCAACAGGTCACTGACTAAAAGACCAGTGATGATTGTACCCTACAGTGGTACTATCCATGCCTGTCGTACCTACATTGACGAAGCGATACGAGATAGAATAGAGAAGGGTGATCCAGATATCTTTGGTGATGACTTGTTCAATGCCTCAACCTATCTATCCAAGCACGTGTGGTCAGCTATCAATGGTGTCATCCAGTCAGCACGACAGGTGATGGACTACATCAAGGATGTTGGTGCTGTCTATGCTGAACACAACAGACACATGGAGTGGATCACACCCACTAACTGGCTGGTCATGCAGAACTACAACGAGGTAGATAAGAAACGTATCTGGACACACATCAATGGTAGTACAGTGCAGCTTATCTTCAACAAGGATAGAGATAATGAGGTAAGCAAGAGGCGTACTGCCTCAGGTGCTAGCCCTAACTTCATCCACTCAATGGATGCTGCAGCTATGACTAAGACTATCAATAGCTGTAAACTGCAGGGTATCACTGACTTTGCAATGGTGCATGACAGCTATGGAACACACAGTTCTGACATGCCAAGACTGTCGGAGATACTAAGAGAAGAGTTTGTTCGGTTATATACTGAACATGATGTGTTGACTGAGCTACGTAATCATGCTACTGTCACACTTGGAACAGATGACGTTCCACAACCACCGACTACAGGTAACTTAGACCTGCAGAACATACTGAAATCACAGTACTTTTTTGCGTAGTTCTAAACTGTACCTATAGCCAGACTAACGATCCATAATCATAGGAGATATTATATGGATACGATTACAATTGAAGGAACCACTGCATGGTGCAACCCCTTTGAACCTAACAAAGAATACGAGAAACTTCATGGTGTTTATGATGTAGCCATTGTAGTAGAACAAGAACGAGCAGAAAAGCTATGTGAATATCTTGATGAGCTAGCACAGAAAAAGCTAGACCAAGCTATCAAGGATGCTCCTGAGAATAAGCGCAAGCAACTCGCAGAGTCCCTGTCCATAGCTAAAGCAGGTAGTCCAGCAAAAGATAAGGACGGTAATGATACTGGTGATATCCTTATTAAAGCTAAACTTAAGCCTGTTGTTCAGAAGAAAGATGGTACTTTTTTTACACAGAAGACAACAGTATTTGATGGTAAGTTAAATCCTATTGTTGATGCTGTAAAGATTGGGCGTGGTTCTCATGTGAAAATTGTAGTGGAACCTTATCCTTATGTAATGCTGAACACTAAGCAAGTGGGTGTATCACTACGCTTCTGGAAGCTGCAGCTTTTAAACCTTGCAGAAGAGAAGGAAGATACTGGTGGTCTGGAAGCAGTGGATGGTGGTTATGTCCACAAGGCTGTTACCAAAGACAACAACCAAGAAGCTCGCTTTGAAGATGATATCCCGAAAGCATCACAGGATAGTGCCGATGACGAAAGGGACTTTTGAGGCAAGGGTTATCTCAGACCTAGATGAGCGTGGCGTTCCATATGTATACGAGCCAGAGAAGCTGGCCTACCATGTGGAGCGTCACTACATCCCTGACTTAGCAGTTGGTAATATGATTGTAGAACTCAAGGGTTATCTTAGACAGGATAGCCAGCGTAAGATGAAGGCAGTGAAGGCACAGTATCCAGAGTTGGATGTACGCTTTGTCTTTCAGAACGCCAGTGCTACAATACAGGGTGCTAAGAAAAGAAAGGATGGGTCTAAGATGACATGCGGAGAGTGGGCAGACCGACAAGGGTTTGTCTGGGCAGAAGGAACTATACCTAAGGAGTGGCTGACATGAGTGTCATTGACATCAAAGAAGAATGGGTATCCGAAGTAGATATGAACGCTGAGTTTGATACCAATGGACTGAGTGTATCAGTGTATGTAGACCAGCATGAACTAGTAGAGCATGTAAAC